TGCTGTCAGTCGAAAAGGAGCATTAGGATTAGCTCAAGTAATGCCAAAGACAGCCCAAGGAATGAGACCCGGAATAACAAAAGAACAAATGTTAAACCCAATGACAAATCTTGAATTGGGTGCTGAATACTTGAAGGAACAACTTACTAAATATAAAGGAGATAAAGAAAAAGCTCTTGCTGCTTATAATATGGGGCCGAGCGCGTTGGATAAACTTTTGGCCCAAAAATCATCTACCCCTTGGCAGGAAAGACTTAAAACCGCTTCACCTGAAACCGCAGAATATCTACAAAAAGTTAAAAAATATGAATCAGAAATGGGTTCATCTCCTAGTAAACCTGTATATACTGCTGACGTTAATCTATTAAATGAAACTCAGAAACAAACGCCTGAATTACAAAAAATTGCAAGTAGACCTCTAAATAGTATGTCGGGAGTAATGGATCCGTCTGCCGAAATGGATTCAATGCTTGCAATGCAAGAAGGTTCTTCAACACCATTTCATATGGCTCAACCGACTTATAATCCATAATAGGAATTAAAATGGCTTTTCTTAACAATCCAGCTTTCTCCTGTTTCATCATAGTTTTTGACAGGAAGATAGGTTTAAAAGTTACGGATGTTATTCCGTTTCAATTTATGCCTAAGACTATTACAGATAGTAAAGTAGCTGTATATAATGACATTTCTATTATTGCTAGATCTTCGCCCTTGAAGACCTACGTTCAATCACAGGCAAGACAAATTGCTTTTACATTAGATTTCTTTGCAGCACCTCAACCCGGATTGAATTTTATTATTCCACCATTAATTCGTAATAGAATTGATGCCTTACGTGCTTTAACTTATCCTGACTATACCGTGTCTGGTATTAAACCACCTCCACGGTGCTTGGTTAGAATTGGTTCTCAATTATCAATGATCGGTGTATGTAAACAAGTAGCAGTTGTTTATAACAATGATACTACTCCTTGGACATTAGCGCCATTGTCTTTGGCTTTTGGAGCTAGTGTTACTTTACAGTTTGAAGAAACCTTAAACATCCCTCTCTCAAGAGACGAGGTTCGTTTTGGTTATCTACCGTTCTCTTCTGCTGGCGACGAGTTTGGCGTTACGGGTGTTCTGAAGGACGTAGGCGCTGGTGGAGTCGTTGATGCTGTAGGTGGTGCTCTTAATTCGCTTGGAGGTCTCTTAGGTGGTGGTGAAACAAGCCCCGCCCTCCTTGGAGGTACTCCTCCAATAGAGGGGTTCTAATATGCCTCATACCATCGAACTTTCTCCTGACCCTACTCAGAAAAGCATAGTATATGCTAATAGTAGGTATAATTATCATTTAATTTATACGCTTCCAGAAGATAATAAAAGGTTTATACAGACGTTTAAATTACCTGAAATTAGGTCTAGACAAACGGACTTAAGTTATACAGTAACTCCTGCTCGCGCTTTTAGACCTGATTTAATTGCATATGATTTTTATGATACACCAACTCTATGGTGGTTAATAGCTATTGCTAATGGAATTATGAATCCTTTTGATAAAGATGAAGGAATGTATACCGGAAGAGTTCTTATTATTCCAGATATGATTTCTGCTTCAGGTGTGTAATAGATTATGGGAATGTTTGACGGTTTAAATTCAGCCTTTAATTTTGGCAAAGGTCTTCAGGAGCAAAGTGCGCTCCAAAGAGGATTACAAGATACCTTTGACAAACAAAATTTTACTACTTTAAAAACAGAAGCTGAAGAATTGGTCGGAGCCGCAGCGCCTATTTTATCTTTTGAAGATAGGTTTAATGAAATTACTACTAAATCTTCTACCTTTTATAATCTTCCAAACCCACAGTCAGGATATGTTTGGATTAAGTTCCCGTCAGAAGCAGCGATGAATAAGATAGAAGAAGCAAAAAGTAATGTAAGTACTATCCTATCTACAGTAGGAATTTCTACAGATCTTATAGAAACTAGACCAGAACATTTTAGAAGCTTTAATTTCAAGAGATTTACTCAAGGAATTGGAACTTTTGATATTGTTTTATATGATAGAAATTGGCAAGAAATAGAAACAAGTTTAGTTCGTGCTAAAGGAATGCTATTTTTTAAGTATGGCTATTCTAGTAATATTGGAGCTAATGACAAGTATAACAGCCCATGGATTGCGGGAAAAGTATTTACTTATAGCTTAGATTTTAATTTAGAAGGTGTAACTATAGTACTTACTGGTATTGCAATGGGACATCACGAATTAGCTACGGATGTTGAATGGAAAGTTCCAGATAAGACACCTATAAAAATAAGTTCTATAGTAAAAGATATAGGAAAAAAGTTTGGTATAACAAAATTTGTTATAGAAGAAACTGGAGATGTAGAGACTACAACGGATGCTATGGAAACACTTAAAAAAATTCCTATTAATATAGCAAAAGTTGGTGGTTCTACTTCATTAGAATATATTGTAAGACAGCTAATTCCAATTTCTCGTAATGGAAAAGGTGAGGGTGGTTATACGTTCTTTCTTGAACAAAGAGATAAAGATATATATTTACATTTTCATACCTTAACATATATTGCTGAAAATTATCAAACAGGATTTAAACTTCCTACGTTTACTATATATAAAAATAAACTTTCACCTGTAAAATCATTTAAACCAAATTGGAACATAAGTATGGCTCAGATAGCAGGAGGAACTAAAACATTCTCTCCTATTTATGACCTTACAAACCAAAGTATTCAAGAAATATTTACTACTCAAGAAGAGATTCCTTCAAAAGATAAAGGTACAGAAAATACAATGAAGGAACCAAAACTACCGAGTTTAAGTGATTCAACCCATATAAGCGCAAATCCAGCAGCTTGCTGGCCTAGCCAGCCAGATGCAGTTAAAGCTGCTACACAAAATGATGTATCTCGTAAAACACAAACAGCTATAACAGCAACTTTATCTGTTGTAGGCACACCAAAATTTGGTATAACCGATCCAATTGGTGTTTTAGTATATATGCCCAGAGCTTTAATAGGAACTGGATCAGTGGATGCTAATTCTAAAATGCATTGGATTTCAGGTATGTATCGCATAATTGGTATCGTAGATAGTATTCAAAACGGTGAATATACTACTACACTTACATTAGCTACTTCTGGTAGAAATATCCTTCTTCCAGATAAGAGAACGGCTACTGAAAGTGCTCAATTAAAAGCTCTTCCTACTTCTGTTCCTACTTCTCAAATTCCTTCCACTACGTTTGTTACTGGGACACCCGGACGTTAATATGAAGAATCCTGCTGTAGAAATTTATTCTGGTATAGAATCTGATCTTAGAGATTCTAACCAAGTTTTCCATGGTATTCATGCTGGTGTTGTTGAATATAATCAAGACCCGGCTCAAATAGGAAGAGTAAAAATTAGAATACCGGGAGTCACAGGAAATGCAGTAGATTTTCCTACCGCATTACTTCCTTGGGCGTGGCCTTGTTTTCCTTTTGGTGGAGGATTTAATTATGGAGGAATAATGGTTCCTCCGGTTGGTTCTTCTGTTTGGGTTATGTTTGCTGGAGGCAATCCTTATCAGCCTGTTTGGATTGGTAGTTTTTATGGTCTTCCTTCACAAGCTAAAAAGATGATCCGTGACCAGAAGGGGGATTGGCCAAAAGGCCCCGTAAGCATGTCTCCTGACAAGGATACTACGTGGTTCGCGCCTCCCGGTCCAAACCCTCCTATGGAGTTCCTAGAGCAAGTAAACCATAGACCAGAGCACTATGTCCCGTTTAAGACCCCTAAAGGAGCTTCGATAGATATTGAAGATAGGGATGAAGCCGAAAAGACATCATTTCACGATAGAGCGGGACAAGGACTAATTTTTGACGCCCCTGTAGGTTCGGATTTAAACAAACAAAATATAGCACAAAGAACTATATTTTCATCGCCTTTGGGAACGGGTTTTCCAGTAGAAGTAACTTTAGCTAAGGAAGCTAAAATTTCGCTTGTTGATCTTGGAGGACAGAGTATAGAGCTTTGTACCAATAAGAATTCTAATAAAATCATTATTTCTTCAAAAGAAAATAAAGAAGAAAATGGAATTACTGACGGTGGTAATAAAGAAATACCTACAAAGTCACAAGTAATTCTTGAACTATGTAGTTCGGATAACAAAATTAACTTAGAGATTTCTAAAAACAATAGTACCTTATCAAGAATAAGTATAGATGGTAACACTGGTTTTATGGAACTACTTTCCCCCTCACTTATCAGAATAGCTGCTGAGAACTTAGAGCTTACTGGTAATGTAGAAATTAATGGGGATTTAACCGTGACTAAAAGTATTACTTCTTTTGAAGATAGTATTGTTTGTGGAAATCTAATAGAAACAGAAGATAAAAATAAGGCTGATCTGGCCGTGATCGCCAAACCTTCGGTTTAAGGATTAAATTATGTCATTTTCTCAAATAGACCGTATAGATAGCAGACCTTTTGGCGCATCCCCTTATGCCTTTGTTGGTGAAGAAGGATGGGAACTTACCTTTGCCCCTTCTACTGGTGGTGTTGGCCCATTTACAGTTCAAATAGTTGCTTATGGTAATTCAGCACCCCCATTTGATCAACCTCTTACTACAGGTGTTCTTAAAGAAGAACTTTATTTAATGCCTGATATCTCAGGTTCAAGCTATATTGTTACTGATGCTACTGCACGAACTTTAACGGATGTTACTCATGGTACATCTCCTCGATTTAAAATAGTTTGTCCTGCTCCAGTTCCTAACCAGCCGGGTAGTAGCTGGTTTAGAATTGTTGTTATAGATACTGGGGATAGTAATAATTATCATACTTATACAGTGCAAGCAGAAGTAATGGATACGGATGCTTATATATATACTCAATTTGGAAATACATTAAGCGGTGGAGCTACATTAGACACAAGAGGTCTTGCTGCGGCAGATAACTACGTTATTTATTATCCTAATGTATTTTCCGGAGCCGCTGATACGGCACCAAGTTCTACAGATACAGTAACATGGGAATTAACAAATCCAACAGGTACATTTAGTCCTTATTTTTATGGCGCTGGTACTACAGTTATTACTAATAGAGGGCAAGGATTTCAAAATAGAATCTCTGTTGTAATTCCCGCTGGATCTACTGACCATGACACAGTTGAACTTCGTGTTACTGATGAACAATATCCGTATATAACTTCTTATCACCTTATTAAAGTACATCGTACTGAAACTAAAGATAATTCTATTTCATTAGATGTTAGTGATTCTACTAAATATTCATTAGAAGCACCAATAAATCAACTTGCTTATTTAAGATTAAATGGTGATGTTGATTCCCAATCAGTTTTAAATAATGGTTTACCTTCTAGATGGTCTGGGGGTTATTGGAAAGTAGAACCACAGTCTACTCTAAGTGGAATGACTTTTTCTATTGATGGAAATAATCTAGCAGCCCTTCCAGAAGTTCCTAATGATCATACAAGTCCTTATTCAAAAACAGTTAATATAGGTGGAACTTGGGGTACTGGCGGTGCCTTTTTCAAATTCTTTCCTTTCTATTCCCAAGATGATTTGGTATCTGTTTGGGTAGATTTCGCAGTTGGAACTGGTGTAGAAGCAACTATTACAACACCGGCCTCATCTACTTTAGCTCAAAAAGCCACTGGTGAATCTTTTAGTATTACTTTTGGTGCGAGCGCCCCTCCGCAACATGCTGCAAGCTTTGTTTGGAATTATTCTGGTTTGCCTCCGGGATGTACTTTTACGCCTACTGGCCCTACAAACCAACTTGCCGTTTTAAGTGGGCCAGCAACAGTAGCTGGAACTTATAACAACATTAATCTTAGTATATCAGACGGCGGTTCATACACATCACCAGTAAGAACATTCAATCAAGTAATTACTTCTGGTACTGTTTCGTTTACACAAGTTACTACACCCACAGGTGAACAAGAACAAGTTGTTATAGATCCTAACATTGCTGGAAAAACTCTTTGGTTACTTGGTAGTGGATTTGTATCTGGTTGGAAAGCGGTACTATATTATAGTGGCGGTTCGCTTACACAATCCGGATTTTTATGTACAACAACAAGTACCGCTGCTGATAAAATGATAGTACAAACACCTGTATGTGCGGGTGCGGTTGGAATCGGAAGTGTATTGATATATGATGGTAGTCAACCTCTTCCTAGTTATGGGGCGCTTAAAGCACAACGAAGTGATTCTATTACATTTTCTGCAAGTGGAAGTATACCTGTATTAACAAGTCTTAATCCAAATAGTAAAGCCGCTGGTTCTGGTACTTTTCCTTTAGTTGTTTCTGGTACTAATTTTAATGCTCAGTGTAAAGTTTTTTGGAATGGGGTTGAAAAAACAACTACTGGTAGTGGTCCTTTAACAGCAACTATTTTAGATGGTGATATAGCTGTTGCTGGAACCGCAACGGTTACAGTTAAAAATACAACCACGGGGCAGCTATCATCAAATTCTTTACCATTTACTATAGGTAGTCCTACTCTCACTATAACTCCGGGAGCTAGTGATCAAGTTACAATTTATGATTTATCCGTTACAAGGGATGCTGCTTATTCACAAGATTTGACTGGAAGTGGCGGAAGTGGAAACTATTCTTTTATAGTAGACCCAAGTTCAGCAGATCCTCTTCCCTCTGGTATTACTTTAAATACTGTAGCAAATGTTGGTCAGCTTAGATCCACACAAGTTACAGGTTCAACGTCTGTCGTTACAATAAAAATGACAGATACTTCTAATAGTAATTCTATTATTAGAAAATATAGATTTAATGTTTCTGGCGGTAATCCTCAGATAACAACGGTTTCATTACCCGATGCTCAAATAGGAGTTGCTTATAACTTAGCACTTCTAGTAACTGGTGGTACACCCCCTTACACTTGGAGTTCTAGCGTAGGTGTATTACCAGATAATATGAGCTGGTCTAATAGTACCACTGGTGTACTTTCTGGTACTCCTACTAATTCTAACCAAGTTACACAGCCGGGTGTTCCTGCATTTCCCTTAAATTTTAGTCTTATAGATGGGGCTGCAAACACCGCAACAAAACAGTTTAATTTAACATTAAAAGCAGCACAGTCTACTGTAACAGTAAGCCAAATTCTTCCTTCTAGTGGTCCAACAGGCGGTGGAACTCAAGTAACTATTTCAGATACTACACCCGGCGCAAGTAAATTTATAGCTGGTTGTATCGTTCGATTTGGTTCTGCTTCGGCTACTAACGTTATAGTAGTAACAGGGGGTAAATCATTAACTTGCTTTACTCCAAGTAATTCTGCTGGATATATTAATGTTTCAGTTACAAACCCTGACGGTGGGGTTGGAACAGCCCCCAATGGTTTTAGATATAGTACTATAGTTGTTCCAGTAATTAGTTCCATTGATAAACCAGACGGTCCTTTTTCTGGTGGTAGAAGTATTGTTTTAAGTGGTACTCACTTTGATGGTTCTACTGAAGTAAGAATTGGAACTGTTTTATGTACTGATTTTGTGCTAGTTAGTGACACAACAATAACCTGTACTACGCCTGCTTATCCTGAAGGGGTGCAGGCAACAAAAGTATCTTCGGATGTTTTTGTAACAAATTCGGCAGGAACAGGTTCATTACAGGGTGGTTACGTTTATAGGCCCGCTCCTACAATAGATTCAATTACTCCCAGTCAGAGTTCAACTCTTGGAGGAACTACAGCTTTTATTACTGGGACTAATTTCTTTAGTAGAAATGGCGTTAAACCAAGAGTATTTATTGGTGGTATAGAAGTACCACCATCAGATGTTGAGATTGTCGGTGGAGAATAATGGCAGAAGATAAAGCCACAATACAGCAAGAAATTTATGCCGTTTTAAACGACAAAAAATTTCCCATGCGCTCTTTTGTTATTGTAGACAAAGAGGGTGATTGTGTTCTTGATTCTAATATACATGTTAGATTTAAGAGTTGTACTTTTACTTCCTTTAAAGCCACTAAAGGAAACAATAACTTATATTTTGAAGATTGTACTTTTGACGAACCTAATAATCTTTATCAGTTATCTGATGGAAGAGCTATATTTAATAAATGCACTTTCAATTCTCAATTTAATTTTGAACGTTCAAAAGTTGAATTGATTGATAACGATATTAATCAAACTATACAAGGGAATAAATACACTTATATTAAATCCTTAAGAAATAATTATTTTGCTAGTGGAGCAGATTCAAGTAAGATAGGACTTTTAATTACTAAAAATAGTCGTTGTGAATCTTATTACGATCTATTTAAAGATTGGCAAGAAAAAAGTATTATTTGTAAAACAAAATCTTATATTAAAATTTCTTCCCCTGTTATAAATGATTTTACTGGAATATTTATTAGATGCGATGACAACAGCAAAGTACAGGGTTATAATTTTCCTGCGTTGGTACGTACAGGAGACAATAGCGATAAAATACTTTCAGTAAATGATCATAGTTCTATTGAACTATATAACTGGGAAAAAATAGAATCCGGTGGTTTTTTTGCTGTTGCTACTATTGGTAGCAAAGTTAAACTTAGAAATATAGACACTATTAAAAATACTGCTGATAATGAGGCAGGGTATCTATTTGATTTTGATGACTCTCATTTAGAACTTTCTTTTGTGAAAAAAATTGAAACAAATTTATTAGGAGTCTTATCTTTAAAAAATGGCGCTGATTGTAATATTTTTGATTTACAACGCCTTACTTCTAATACAAAAAAATTAGTGTTTAAAACAGAAGATAGTGTTTTATCTATCATTAATCCAAAAAAAGAGGGTGTTAGTTATACTGGTAATGGTACTGGTGGAGATGACACAACAGCATTTTTATCTGCTACAAATTCAAATGTGTATTTAAAAAATATAGAAGAATTTATTAGTAATGATAAAATTTTTGCTGGAGATTTTACAGGTAGTAAGATTACCTTTATAAATTGTGATACAATTAAGTCTTCGTATTCTTATGGAATACGCGCTATTCATTCTAACTTAACATTTGAAAATATTAAATTATTATATGGTAAAAATTATCCTGCTTTACATTTAGATAATTGTACTGTTAAGATAAATAATTTAGAAGATATAGTTTCGGCAAAAGATACTAGTTCTCCTATTGGCATTTATTTAAAACAATGTAAGGTAATTCAAAAGAATGCAATTAGTATCAGGGCAGAAGACAATGTTGCTCTAAGTATGGTAGATTCTTCTTATGCCGGATTTAATATAAAGGAAATAACTGGGTTTAAAAATTCAGCCATTAAGTTAGAAGGTTCAAATAATTTGTATTTATCTAATACAGATTTAATTAAAGGTAATAGTTGTAATGGCATAGACGGTGAAAATTCAAATAAAAGCAACGTTAATTTAATAAATGTTACCGCTGTGGAAGGTTCTACTTACGGAGTCAATTTAAACCAGTCCGATTTAACGATTAGAAACACCAAGAAACCCTCCTGTACTATAAAAGGAGACAGCTATGGAATTAAAATCAACGCCTCTGTAGAGGGCACCTACAGCCTTAAAATGGAAGGCCCTATAACAATAACAGGAGATCCAAACAGCTTAATTGCGAATAATGTTTCTATAATAGAAAAGGGTGTAACTTATACTAAAGATATACAAACAAATAACTGTTTAATTAATGGGTCTTTTTCTTCCGTTGGAAGTATATCAGATGATAGTTCAATAATTAATTTACTTAGATATGTTGTTAATGGTAAAACACAAGTTAAATCTAATGCAATATTAAATGCAATGAAATCTAAATTAGTAGATACTATCTATTTGGATAACAGTGTTTTTTATTCTAGTTTAAATGAACTTTCCGCTGGATTCCAGTATATATCTAAGAGTACTTATTTAGGATTAAAAACTAATGTCAAAGATAAAATAGAGGGTGAAAATTCTTTTGTTGGACAATTTGGTGGACAGTTGTTACATACTAATTTAATAAATAATTCAACTATCATCTTTGGTGCAATACCCGGTGCTGATATAGTTACGAAAGATTTTGGAACGGTTTCAGCTACAGCCGGTATTTCAAATGAACAAGGTAATTTAATTTTTCATACTAAAGCAGCAATTGTACAAAAAGCATTACAATTTAATGGCTATTATTCAGACACTAGTATAAGCTTATCTGAACAAGATACAGAAATAACTTCTAGAGTAGCTGCTGTTAAAATGACAGCTAATACACTTATTAGTTCAAGAATTGGTGAATCAATATACTTAACTATTACTACTGGTGCTATGACAGGTCAGGCACCTTCTATTTATTGGAATCCTTAATATGGCATTTAGAGCAGCAACTACTAGCAGCAAAATAGATCATAATGGTACTGTATCTACCTCCGGCAGTCCAAACGTGTTTGTTAATAGCAAACCAGCAGTGAGACAAACAGCTACTGATCGTGTATCGTGTCCTATAAGTGGACACGGCAACCAATTAATAGCTACAGGATCAGCAACCGTTTTTGTAAATAGTAAAGCTATGGTTAGAGAAACTGATACAGTTGTTTCTCCTTGTGGGGGTTTTTTTAATACAAACTTAAGTCCAAATGTTTTTATAGGATAATTATGGCATTAACAGATCAGCAAACAACTGTTGTAGGACAAGGAATAAATAATCCTGTTACCTTTCCTAGCTTCAAACAAAATCAATTACTTGAATTGGTCTCTGGCCAAGACATTATAAATCAGTCTATTCATGACATCATGGCTACAAGAATTGGTGAAAGAATAAATAATGTTGAATACGGTTCTAATATTATGGACTTAATATTTGAACCTAATGACCAGATTTTACGAGATTTACTTTATTATAATGCATATACTGTAATAAGTCGGTGGGAAAAAAGAATTACAATCACTGATATAAAAATATTTTCTGATGATGAAGCAGCGGAAGTAGGAAATACCACAGATTATACAGGCGGAAATTTAGTTAATGTTGTTATTAGTTATATAATTAATAGCTCACATCAACCGGGATCATATGTATTTCCTTTCGCTAGAAGTGCAGCAACAACAGCATCCTTAACACAAGGCAAGGAAAGCGGAATATTCGGCTATCCTATAAGTAAGGGTTAATTATGGCAACAGGAACTTATCCTCTAACAAAAGTTAATTATATATCAAAAGATTTTTTAACTTTAAGAGACGAATTACTTCAAAGACTTCCTATTATTACTAATGGGAAATGGAGCAATTTAAACGAGTCCGATCCCGGAATAGCTATGCTTGAAGTATTCATGAGTATGGTTGATAACCTATTATTCTATCAAGACATGATGGCACAAGAGGTTTATCTGCCTACGGCTCGTCAACGTAATAATGTTATAAAACTTTTGAGACTTATTGGCTATGAATTTAATAGTGTTACGGCTTCTGTTGGAACTGTAACCGTTGGAGCAGAGGTAGGGTCCACTCCAATATATCCAATTACAATTTTAAAAGGAACGCAATTCTCTGCACAGTCTTCTACTACAAATCAAACTCTTGTTTTTACTACCACACAGTCTTCTACTTTGAGTTCTCCTTCTGATACAAAAACTATCCCTGTTATACAGGGAACTAATACAACAGAAACGTTTACATCAGACGGTTCTCCTAGTCAAAGATTTTCAATGTCAAATACTTCAATTGATAAATCTACTGTTGTAGTTAAAGTTAATAATAGTCTTCCATGGACTATGGTTGCTTCTTTTTTTGAATCAACCTATACAAGTACACACTTTAAAGTAGAAATTGATGAATTTTCTAGAGTATCTGTTCTTTTTGGCGACGGGCAATTTGGACAAATACCAAATATTGATGCCACTATTCAAGTTGATTATGTAATCACTGATGCGGCCAACGGTAATGTTGGAAAGAATGCTATATCACGTATTATATCTTCCTCTCCTTTTGTATCAGATAACACTGGTAATAATGTTAGAATAGCTATATCAAGTAGTGAAGCAACGGCTGGTGGGGCTGATATAGAAAGCATAGAACACGCTAAACAAACTGCATTAGGTTTATTGTTTGGATTAAGACGAGCACTATCTCGACAAGACTATATGGCTTTAGCAACGTCTATTCCCGGTGTTGAAAAAGCAATTGCTTGGGGAGAAAATGAAGAGATAAATCCAGACTATAGACTTTTTAATAAAGTCCGAGTAAGTTTTCTATCAAAAATCTTTCTAGATATGTATTACAATCCTGTTTCAAGAGCTTCATATAGAAGTTTAAGAGACAACCAAGTAAAAAACCTTTTGTTATCTAGAATGCCTGTAACAACTAGACTTTCATTTATTGACCCTCTAATTATAGATTGCTTCGCTACTTTTACAATAGGAATCAATACAACAAGTAATGATCCTAATGTTGTAATTGATACTGTTAAATCTAATATCTTAGAATTTTATGATTTTGATAATATTGATTTTGGTAAAGACATTCGGATATCAGATCTCTTAGGAATTGTTAATAAAACTGAAGGAGTGGCATGGGGAATTTTAAATCGTCTTGGTAAGACTCCTCCAAATAATATTCCTGATGATGCTCCTTATCCTCCTGTTGATATGATATTAAATAAGTGGGAAATACCTTCATTTAATGATATAAATGTTACACCTTCTACTACAGCGAATACTATAAAGACTGTTCCTTATTTACAAGTTGTTATTCCTCTATCTACAACAATAGGAATGAATGACATATCAGTAATCAATCCAGATGAACAATCTAATGCATTAAGTAATGCGTTTATATATTATCCAAGTCCAAATGATAAACATATTACAGTTAATTATACAACAACAACAGATCAACCAACACCTTCTGGTGGTTATTACGGTTCTCCTGACCCAGAATCTGATTCTCCAGTTTATACATCGAGCATATAATTTATGGCTACATTAAGCAAGACAGCAACACCTGAACTTTACATAGAGACTGTACAAATAAACAGTAACTTTGCTGAAGGTTGGGTTGGTAGTTGGGATTCTTCCGGAAACCCTGTTCCCGAACGAGGGGCATATATTTACTTTTATTTGAATGGATTTTTAGTTAATCCTCCAGAATTAAATACAGATGGATCCTATAAAACGACAGGATTAACTGTTTTAACTGATAAGAATGGTTTTTGGAAAACAGCAAGTATTTATTTTGGTAAATTTGGTCTTTTACAATCTGGTCAAGTTTTAACTTTAAGGGCAAGAACTCCTTTTAAATCTGTATCAGATTTTAGTGTCCCTTATGTTATAGGAGGAACTCCTGTTCCTTTTGATATTGGTGTAATAGATTCTTTTGGGGATTTAAGACCTCCTAATAATGGAGAGATTTCTATTGTCGGAAGAATGACTAATTGGATAGCACATAAGACAATAAGAACAGTAGATAACCACGGTAATGTTCTTTCAGAAATCACTGCTGGTCAGCCTAATTTTGATTTTAATAATAGAATATTTGTTTATATTGATGGAGAACGAAAAGGTGAGTTGTTAAAAAATCATATCTATGGCAAAGATGCAGTCTTTCCTACATTTGCTGACTTAGGCGGAAAGTTTCTTGATTTAATGGTTGATAATCAACTTATTAGTATTCCTTTGGATGATTTTAGTCAGCGAGATAGAATAGAAGTATACCCAATTCCAGATGGTATCATTACAACATTTCATGCTGACTTACTTACATCAGAAGTTGGAACACAACTATTTAGAAACGGACAAAGACAAACTAACATTGATCAAGTAACCACTATTGACTCAGATACAAAAATAGCTACATTTGAATTTAATGTTCCTCCAGAACCAAATGATAGATTAAGTTTAATTTTACAGTTAATTCCTGCTCACATTCAATTAGAGGAAGTTCCTGTTGGAAGCATAAATGGAGTTAATACTCTTTTTACATTAAATGCTAATCCACTTATTTCTAGTGTACGTGTTTATAAAAATGGATTAGAATTAAATACTTCTGAATACTTTTTACATGGTGGTAATAAATTAACCTTTAATTTTCCACCTATTACTACAGATACTATAGTAGTAGACTACCAGTTAATAATAACTGGAATGGCTCAATTTTTGTGGACTGTCATTCCATCTGTAACAAGTTATATTAATTCAATAAAAATAAATGATATTGAACAAGTTTATGATTTTACATTACCCTCCGGAGTTAGTTCGATAAGTGTGTACAAGAACGGTCTTCTTTTAACTGAAGATATAGATTATACTATGTTATCTTCAACTAGAATAAAATTTGGCTTTGTTGGAGATACCCCTGTAGAAGAATATGCTGTAAAAGATGGAGACTATTTATTAGTCAATGTAAACTTACAGCAGTTAAGTTTACAAACATTAATTGAAAATTTATCTAAAAATGAAACAGCAAAGAATTTAGGAGTGGAGTTTGCTACGCTAACTTCTCCTCGTTCAAATTCAACTATTGTTAGCTATTCAGTTTTGTCTAATCAAAATCAAACTATTACTTTTGATTTTTCACAATCATTATCTTATATTAAGATATATAAAAATGGTTTAAGACAGATAGAGAGTATAGATTATACGTTTGATCCGATTGCTAATACAGCTACTTTTATTTTGCCTCTATACACTACAGACCAATTAGTAGCTGTATATGATTATAATACAAGTAAAATGTATTATAATCAAATACTATCTTCAATAAGTACAAAATCTATTGCTGATTATACTGGTTATGCTATTTCTACACAAGTAGCTAGACCTGATAATATACAATTATATGTAGATAGAAAACGAGTTTTTAATTTTCAATCTTATACTAATATCATTTTTATTCCTGATTCTGAGTTAACTTTTGATATAGATAATAATATAACTTCAATAGTAATGGTTGATTATCAATCAGCAGCTAGTGCTTCTCAAAGAATTAATTATATAAGCATTCCAACTCCAAGTCCTAATGATATTATTACAGAGTTTACATTTAATCCTCAAACACCACAGCAATGGTCTTTGGGTGTATTTTTAAATGGGTTAAGACAAACAGAAGCAACACAGTTTACTTTTAGTAATTCTAATGCTGTTTATAAAATAAACTTTACAACCCCTCCTCCATCTGGAAGCGAGTTAAGAGTTGAACTTACCGTGCCCTCAGTTTCTACAGGAGGAGAGATTGAACAGTTGGACATATCCTGTTTATACCGTTTAGATCTTGCTGATTTGACTTTGGATAGACAAATAGTTTATGATTTATTATTAGGTAAAAATAGATTTCTTTCTCCCGGTAAAGGAGAAGATGGTGATTTTAAATTCTTTTTTAATAGAAGAGATGGTACATGGAAATATACTAATTTTGATAAAACCGGCGTTGAAGATCCTTTTATAAAAGGACAACATATTCAAGTAGTTGCTTTAAATATGACTCCAATATCTATTCTGGCTCCTTCTTCTAATAACAATTCAACAGGAATAGTAGTAGATCCTTCAGTAACACCTGAAGGTGATCCAAATCCCGGACCCGGATTACCACCAGTTGCATAAGAGAATAAAATGGCTTTAACAATTACATCTCCACTAATTTATGATTTAACGGCTGGTCATGAAGAACCAATTACTTTGACGGCTACCGGCGGTTATGAACCCTATGTTTGGACTATAGATCCTCCGAATCCATTACCTTCTGGTATGTCTTTAAACGAAGGAACAGGATATTTAGCTGGAACGCCATTCGAATTCGGTATTTTTAACATTATTATACGAGTAACAGATTCTAATCCAATACCAGAAAATATTGAAACTGTTACTGATACATTTACTTTTAATATTGCTGACTTTCCTATTTTTGATGACGCCCAGCCTTCTACTTTACATATAGGTACACCTTTAAATTTTTTGGTTAGTGTTACTGGGGGCGAACAACCTTATATACCACAACTAGGGGGAACTTATCCCGCTTGGGTAACGACAACGCCAGAAAGTGGAGGTGTTCGTCTAGGTGGAACTCCTAATGCTAAAGGATTTTGGAGATTTGCAGTACAGCTTTTAGATGAATTAGCCCAAGAAATAACTTATAGAGATGTAGAAATAGCAATAGTAGATCCTAATGAAGGAATTGGTGGAAATGGTTTACCATTTATTGGTTTTACAGATGCAGAGCCTCAT